GAGTTTCGTCAATCTCTTCGTAAAGTAATGGATACTATGAGCTGCACATGGAATCGTGCAGTGGAAGTTCTTGCTGAAGCAGAAGGTGATGACCTTTCTTATGACTTTGATTACTTTATGTGGAAGCAAGGTGTTGGCTTCAATGATCGCCTCAAAATCAAAAAGCTTTATGAGGAGGCGGCATGAGTGGCGATGGAAATATTCGACTACATGGATTGAGTCCAAGACAAGCCGAACTTTGCGATATGCTTTGGGCATGCCAAACAGTCTCTGAAGTTAAGTTTCTTTTAGATTATTGCCTTACCGATGAAGATCGTGCTATGGCAGTTACTCTTTTAGAGATTATGCATTTAGAAGCAGCTGAACAAGATGGAGATCTTGAAACCGTTAAACCAATTGTCGATGATCTTTTACAACGCATTATGGAGAACTCTAAATAATGTTACAATACTGTGATTACATTGCTGATAAAATCAAAAACTATATGAGAGAAGATAGTTATCGTGATGCTTCTCTTGTTCGTTATGTAGATAAAGTTGAATGGGATCTACATCCTGAAGATGGTTATATGGTGTCTACTAAGAAAACTATTAAGGTGCAAGACAAATCTGGCACTTGGTACAAAGTAACTGTTGAAGCGCTATGATTACTGTTGAGTTTGATCTAGACGAAACCTGTATTACTATAATGGATAATACAGGAGAACTTGAAGACGTAAGTGCTTTACTCTATGATGACTACTGCCATATTCGTCAGTGGAATGAAAAGACAAACCGGTTCGATGTAGTTACATTCAAGCCAGAAATGTATCTTAAACTAATGAAGGCTTGGAACTTGTCAGAAGGTACATATGACATAGTTCAGGTCCAGAGGTAAAAAAAAAATACAATTTGTTACAAATTATTTTTCCCTTTAAAATCAATAGGTTACGTTTCTCCTCATCATAAGCCATTGATTTTAAAGGGTTTTTTATTTACACTTTTTTTCAAAAAAATGCACTTTAGGGGTTTACAAACACAGAAAGTTGTGGTAGAATATACCTATATTTAATGATGGAGAAACAAATATGACTATGACAGCTCAGCAAAAAACAGATCGTTTGGCCCTAATCAAGAAAATCGCGGAGAAGAAAAAGCGTCAAGCTGCTTTTGCCTCTAAGCTAAAAGCACAGGGTTCAGTCGTTCGTCGCTGGACTGATGAGGTAGAAGCTCCTCGTCGAGCAAAAGCTCAAAAAGCTTATGATCAAGAAATCGAAAAAATGGATGAGAACCATAACCACTGGTCAGATGCTTCTAAGTATGCTGAAAAGTATTATGGTGAAACTATGCGTGAAACAACTCGCTTTGATAACGACTGGAATTAATTATGAGTATGCATATGATTCGTGGAGTGCAAGTTCATGGCTCCAAAAGAAAGCAAAACAAAAAGCCAGGTTGGAAACAGCGTGAAGCTGAACATCGAGCTTGGCTAATTAAGATGGGCATCAATCCGGATGCAAAACCGAAGAAAAAGGAGTTTGTACCTTATGAACCGAAAGAATCCCAGCCTCGCCGCGAGACAAAGAATTATCCAAGCCTCTCGACGGAAGGCATACCTGGATCGGCCACGAAAAAAGAATCTCCAAAATACTCAGGAGACTACATTATCGGAATCGCAACAATGCACAAGTCAAACCTCGTCCCTGTCGGAAGGGGAGATGATCCGAAAAATTTTGCAACAATGAGAAGAAATTAATGTCTATACCATTTGTAAGGAGAGTTTTCAGTATGGATTTAACTCAAGAAAATATGCTACGTGAATTGCGTGGTGGTGAATGTGAAGTAACCTTTACAAAAGTTAATGGTGACACTCGTGTTATGCGATGCACTTTAAATATGGATCTTATTCCAGAGAATAAACGTCCAAAGGGAGATGATACTCCTGAATTACGTGAGGGCCTTGAAACAGTATTAAAAGCTCTTCGAGTATTTGATACTGGTCTACAAGACTGGCGATCATTTAAAGTAGAAACTGTGAAAAATTTTGTGAAAGGATAGATTATGAAAACGGTTATGCTAGCAACTGAGGTTGGTTCTACGTTTACATATAAAGAAAATTATATGGGTAAAGCAGTGTATTCAACTTTGGATAAAGGTCAATATGCAATTGATGCTAAAGTAAAGCTAACTAATCGACAAACTGGTGAAGTTGTCAAACTTGGATCAACAACTCCAATTAAAGCAAAAGAGCTTTTTGAGTATCAAATGATTATGCCACAAGAACGCCTCGATAAAACTTTTCCAGGAATGATTGGATCTTTTTTCAATAAGCGCCATTCAGAAAAAAATCAGTGGATTATTTCTTTAAAATAATGCATTTTAGGGGTTTACATTCACCGCTACTTGTGATAGTATATAAATATATTCACTGAGGAGAAATAGTTATGGCAGCTCGTAAAAAGGTTAAAGTTCGTGCAAGACCAAAGACAGGTTTAGCAGGAGCTCCAATGTCCGATGGTTTTGAAAAATTCAAATACTATGTTCATATGGAAGTTGATCGTAAAGAACTTACAGCAATTACAAAACCTTTTGTAAAAGCTAACTTTTCAAAAGAGGATGCCAAAGCTATTCTCGCAAATCCTGAGTACAACTTCTATATGTACTCACTACATGCAGCAGCAATTTATTGGACTAACCTTGAATTGACTCTGCCTTCAAACTATAAAAATGCGATTAATCGTATTAAAGAATTCTATTCTGAACTAATTAATTCAGGTAAAAAAATCCTTGAGGAAAAAGATGCTCAGGCAAATGCTACTTCTAATATTGTAGTTCTTACTCCTCAACAGCGTCTCTTCAATAAAATCCAAGAAACTATTATGACTGATTTGGATGATTTGGAAGACGCTTGGATTGACGGCGAAGAGCCGGAATTTGATATGTACACAACCTTTAAGAAGCATGGATTAAGTAATGCTCACATTGCTCCAGTTCTTAAGCGTCTTGAAGGTTGGCTATTGGATTATGAAGATGCATATCATAAGCGGTGTGAACAAGCTGTTGAAGGCTATTCACATGTCAAGCGTCCAGCTCTTCGTCGTCGGATTAAATTGATTCAGGATATGATAGCGGATTTGGATCGAGTTAAAGCATCTGCTAAAGCTACTCGCAAAACTCGTACTCCAAAGCCACGTGCTGCCGATAAACAAATTGCTAAACTTAAGTATCTAAAAGATAGCAATGACTTTAAGGTGACATCAATCTTGCCTATTACTATTGTTGGGGCTATGAGATTGTATGTCTTCAATGTTAAAACAAAGGAGCTTACCGAATATATTTCTAATTCAGCTAAAGGATTCGAAGTAAAAGGGACTACATTGCAAAACGTTGATGAACAATCCCGTAAGATTAAATTGAGAAAGCCCGAAGAGGTTCTTCCAATTGTGCAGGCAAAAACAATAAAGCAGATTGATAATACATGGCAAACTTTAACTACAAAAACAAATTCACCAAATGGGCGACTCAACTCGGATTGTGTCTTATTGCGAGCGTTGGACCGGTAAATGCTAAAAGCTTAAAGGAAATCAATACCGATGATTTGCGGTGCTTAATTCAAAATGGATACTTTGAAGCTAGGTCCGATGGTTATGCTTCTGTGATGGGAGTCACTAATGTGGTATTAAATCGTACTTATGATCCTCGGTATCCAAATAGCATATGCGAAGTAGTTTATCAAGGCCCTACTGATTCCAAAGGAAATCCTTTAAGACATCAATGTCAATTTAGTTGGTATTGTGATGGTAGATCAGATCGTATGGTAAATGAAGAATTGATTGACAAGGTACAAATAGTAGTTCGCGAAACTTTGGCCTTATGGTATAACAACATTGATATTACGGAAGGCGCAACTCATTATCATGCTAAGTATGTTAACCCCACTTGGGCAAAAACGCTCAATTACACAACTCAAATCGGTACCCACAAATATTACAGGTGGAACTAATCAACCAATGTTAGAAGGAAAAATACTTACAAAGAAACGTTTTTCTCAAATGGTAGAAAAGAAAGTTTTCAAATTTAATATGGACTACCTTGACGCGATTTTAGAAGTATGCGAAGAGCTCGAGTTTCCAGTTGAAGATGTGAATAGAGTAATCACACCAACTCTTATGGAAAAAATTAAAGCTGAAGCTGTTAAGTATAATATGATTAAAGATTCAAATACCGCGACATTACCAATATGAGAATTATGGAACCCTTTGAAGCATATCGTTTTTATCAATCTATGAAGCTGCATTTTGAGTCAGATTCATACGATGCTATCAAATATAACTATAAAACTTCTGCAAAACCGCAGTCGTTTTGGAAGCGCAAAGACAAATACTTCTTTGCAAAAATAGGTAAAAAGTTTGATTCGGCATCTGACCTAGTTCAGTATTACGCCGCACATTTTGTTGCAGATAATAAATGGGTAGGAGAAATGGTGGAGAACGAAGAAGTCTATACCGAGTGGCTTAAGCGCAATCAATCAATGGGTTATATGCTAGAACAAGATTTGCATAAGGTTGCTATAGAAGGTAACTTTGATCAGATCTTAGATGCATCAAGGGGACACCCTCCCATTATCACTGCATACATTCGTGGTGATATAAATATAGAGTCAGTATGTATTATTGACCAGTTAACTGGTTTTATGAAAGATGCTGATAAACAGATTACGGAAACTATCGTTTGGCCAGAGGTCTCACGAAAGATTCGTAAGTACAAATCATTTGTAAGCTTTGACCTTGAAAAAGCAAAAAATATTGTTCTCAGGGTATTTACATAAGAACACAAATGGTTTATAATATTATGTATAAAGTGGATAATTCAGTAATATACAACGCAAATACGGAGAAAAATATATGTCTTTTGCAGATCTAAAACGTAACCGCAGTTCTATCGATGCACTTACTAAAGCAGCCGAAGCTGTTAGTGGTGGTGGCCAACAGCAAAAACAATCTTATGTAGATGATCGTTTTTGGAAACCAACAGTCGATAAAGCTGGTAACGGTTATGCAGTAATTCGTTTCCTTCCAGCACCTCAGGGCGAGGATCTCCCTTGGGTTCGTTATTGGGATCATGGTTTCCAAGGTCCATCAGGTCTTTGGTACATCGAAAACTCTCTTACTTCAATTGGTCAAAATGATCCAGTATCTGAAATGAATTCAGT